TAGTCGATTGACGATAAAGAGACCCCTGGCATTGTCGGGGGTCTTTTTAATGCTACTCTAGTAAAACAATCAGTTGTAACTCATGGCATCACGCGCCATTGATCGTCTTAAAAAAGCTGCAAACTTAGAAGCAACAAAGAAAGTAGTTACGCTTTCAGACGAAACTAAGTTTGAGATGTGGGTGACGCCATTGACGATGGCAGAACGTGAGCGTGCCCAAAAACGCGCTGGATCGGATGATGCCAATGCGTTTGCGCTGCAGTTGTTGATCAGTAAAGCTCAGGACGAGGTTGGAGAAGCATTGTTCATTGCTGGTGAGATTGATGTTCTTAAAAACGAGGTCAAGGACAAGGATTTGCAGGCTTTGATGCTGGCTATTTTGACTGACGACGAAGAAGAGGCAATCGACCCAAAATCTTAGGAGCCGAGCTTCGGAAAGACAATTGGCTCATGCTGCAGTTTGGCGTTGCCAAAGAACTTGGCATGAGCTTGTCGAAGCTACGGTCAACGATGACAGCAGAAGAACTATTGGGTTGGAGCGCGTATTTTAAAATTTTGAACGAGGATCAAGAGGAGGAAATGCGTAAAGCTCGCCGTCGCAGGTAGAATGTGATCAGTTTTTGCGGACGGTCGTGGCTTATCAGAGCGAGATCGAGCTGCGTGTAAAAGTAATAGATAAAGAGCTTAAAGATTTAGAGCAGCGTATTGAAAAAATTTCAAATCCATTTGGAGCTTCTGGCGGGGCGAGCAAAGGTGCGCTTGACCGTCAAAAACGTGAAAACCTTCGTGTTGAGCAAGAAAGACTAAATTTTGTCAAGAAAGCCGTAGAAGAAGAAGAGCGCTTGCGCGTAGCAAAAGCCAAAAATACACAACGCATAAAACAAAGGCTTCTTCAAATTGAGCGAACTAGCAGAATTAAGGCCGCTCAGGACGTAGCGAAGGTTGAGCAAAAACTAGCAAGAGAAAACGCAAAATTTAAAGAAAACCTTGCTCTTGGTGTTGGTTTTCCCTTGCTTTTTGGCGGTGGGGTAGGAGCCGTTGCGGGTGGAGCGTTAGGTGCAGTCGCTGGTCGGGGTAAAGATGGTTTTGGTCTGCAGATTTTATTCTCATCAATCGGTCAAATAGTTGATAGCGCGTTTACCGATTTAAAGGACTCAGCAAGTTCTGTTGCAAGCTCGCTTGGCGGAACGGTGTCTACGTTAGAAGCCTTGCGAGATGTTGGGATCCAAGTTAAAAATTCAAACATTGAATACATTCAATCGCTTGAAGACTCAGGTCAAGCGGTTTTGGCTTATGAGTTAGTTCAAAAACAATTAACTGATTTGTATGGAGATGAGGGGGTTGCAGCTTTACAGGAACTTAAGTCAGCAAACGAATTTGCAAATACCGAAGCGGGTAATCTTACAGCTGTTTTGCAAACAGAGTTGGCCCCTGTTTTTATTTTGTTAGCGCAAGTCGCTGGCGTTGCGGCGAAGGGGCTTAGCAAAGCAATTCCTTTTATTGGGGACGTTGCTAAAGGTCTTGTCAGGCAGTCAATTGGGCTTGGTCCTGCTGGGCAAGCGCTTGGTGTGTTTAATTTGGTTCGACAGATTGAAGGTCAAAGACCAAAGAGAGACCAAGGACGAGTGGACGCAGGTGCCCGTGACGCTGCAGCCGAGCTTGTTAGTCAAGATCAGTTAAGCTCAATTGATGATCAAAATACTTCTTTAAAAAATAAAATAAAACTTATAGAGCTAGGAAATGATTTGACAAACAAAAATGTTGTTTTACTAAAAGAAGAGGAGTTGATTAGAGAGGCAGCTGCAAAAACAGCAAAATTAAACGTTGAAAGTTTTACAAAAATTGGCGACGAGAGAGAGCAGCAAAGAATTGACGCTGAAAAAGAAAACGTTGCACTTAAACTTAAAGCTGATCTTGCTCAGCTAGGCGTTGATGTTGAGCGAGCAAAAACACAGGCGGCAGAAAAAACGACTCGACTACTTAAAAATCAGGCAAAAGCGGCTGAACGTCTTGCAAAGGCCGCTGAGCGTGAGCAGCGCAAAATTTCAAAATTAGAAAATCAATTAAAACTAGGCGAAGAGCTGCTTGTATTAGACGAAAAACTTTTTCAAGCAAGACTAGAGGAAGACCGCGTTTTAGAAGCTTCTTTGGAGAAGCAAAGAGTTCAGGCAGAGTTGGAAACAAAGATTGCCGACCTTAGAGCAGAGGGTTTAGGACCAGTTCGAGAGGCACTCGCAATTGCACTTGCAACTCTTAATGCGAAGCGAAGCATTGCAAAAGTAGACCAAAGCTTAACTCGATCAAACGTTGAGGACGAAAAGTCTGCAGCGGCAAAGTTAAAAAGCTTGCAAGACGAAGGCGCTCTGCTTCAAGCTAGGCTCGACGGAAGGCTTGAAGAAGTGCAATTAGACCAACAAATTGAAAAAATACTTGAAGCAAACACAAGTCTGACGAGAGAGCAGGTTGAAGCAACTTTGAGAGGAAATCAAGTTCTTAAGGAGCAGGTAAGCGCTTTAGAAGAATTAGAATCTATGTACGCTGCGATTGGTCAAAGCATTTCAACAGGCATTGTTGACGCACTAAGCGCAGCTGTTGAAGGCACGAAATCGCTTGCTGACGTGGCGTCTCAGGTCTTGCGACAAGTCGCCAATATCTTGCTGCAGTTTGGCGTAAACACTGCTTTAGGCGGCATTCCTGGACTTTCAGCATTTTTCCCAGGCAGGGCCGCTGGTGGTCCTGTTACAGGCGGCAAGCCTTATATGGTTGGCGAAAAAGGCCCTGAGCTTTTTGTTCCTAACTCCTCTGGCAACATCGTTCCAAACAACAAGCTTGGTGGTGGAGCGAATGTCGTTGTCAACGTTGATGCCAAGGGCACTTCTGCGTCAGGCGACAGCGCAGCAGGTAAACAGCTTGGCGGGTTGATTGGAGCGGCAGTACAGTCGGAGATAGTTAAGCAACAGCGACCTGGAGGCTTGCTTGCACGCTAATGAGTAGCACTTTTCCTGATTTTGATCCCGCTCCAGGGATGACAAAGCAGAGCGCTCCGCAAGTGCGTTCTATTCAGTTTGGGAGCGGTTACAGCCAGCGAGCAACCTTTGGTGTCAATCAAAACCCAAAGTCCTATAACTTGACGTTTCGCGTGTCAGAGTCAGAAGCTGACACGATTGAAGCTTTTCTCGACGCAAGAGGCGGCGTTGAGTCTTTTAACTACACACCACCTGGAGAGGCATCAAGCAGCAAGTTTGTTTGCTCGGAATGGACGAAAACAATCCCATTTGTTGATCGAGCGGAAATTTCTACAACGTTTGTTCAGGTATTTGAGACCTAATGGCTTATCCCTACGTCCTGCATAAATGGGAAGCGGAAAAGCTTTATGAGGCTGGCGATGTTGTACGCGCCAATCCAGCGAAAGGCAACACCCTTGCCTTTAAATGTATTGTTGGCGGCACATCAGATACAGCAGATGTTTATGCAAATTTTCCCAATGAAGAGCCAGCATTTCCATTCAAGATCACGCAGACGTTAATTGACGGTGACGTCACTTGGGAAGCTTTTGAGCCTTTAGCGGAAGAGCTTTTAAAGCTTGCACCCACAGCTGTTATTGATTTGTTTGAGGTTGAATTAACGGAAGCTGTAAATGGTGTTGACGACACTTTGCGTTATCACGCAGGCAAGAACGGATTAACTGAGGATCTTAAGTTTAATAGCGTGACGTATTCCGCAGTACCGGTAGAGGTTGACGGTTTTGAATTTTCTGCAAAGGGAACATTACCGCGACCGACAATGCGAATTGCTAACGTCAACAATGCGATAACTAACTTGATTGCGCTATACAATCCTTTAGCGGCAAAAGTCAAAAGGATTCGTACGTTTGCTAAATTTATTGACACTACAAACTATGGACAAGCGTTTTCTTTTTCTGAAGAGTCGGACATAACCGACACCCTTGTAACGCAAGGCGCTGATACGTTTATCATGGAAACGTTTAACGATACGGCTGATCCAGACGCCAAAATTGTTGAAACATGGTACATCGATCGAATTGCTTCTGAAAACCAGCAATTTGTCGAGTTTGAGTTAAGTCCTAAGCTTGATTTGATAAACGTAGGCATTCCTAGGCGCACAATTGAAGAGTTTTGCCCGTGGCAATACCGTGGTTCAGAATGCGGTTATGTTGGCGGCCAATGCTTTACGATCAATGATCAACCCATAACTACTGGAACGGATCAAGAAAAGCGGAATGCTGATGTCTGCGGCAAGCGTTTGTCTAGCTGTCAGGCAAGATTTGGCAAGCAAAATGAATTGCCTTTTGGTGGATTTTATGGCGCAAGACTTCAGGCTTAAAGCAGCTAAGCACGCTGAGCTTGAGCATCCAAAAGAGGCAGCAGGTCTTGTCGTTAACGGAAGTTATTTTCCTTGCAGGAACATCGCTGACGATCCAGAAAATAGTTTTGTCATTGATCCTGTTGATTATGCGCGAGCAATGGCATTAGGAGCGATTGAAGCAATTGTGCATTCGCACCCTCAAGGAACTCCAATTAGTCATTATGACTATAGGGCCTGTATGCAAACTAAAATTAGGTGGTACGTCTATTCTGTTCCGAGCAAAGAATGGTGGATTATAAAGCCATAATTGGCAAGGAATGGAGTTATGGCAAGCAAGATTGCTATGAAGTGCTGCGCCAGTATTACGCTTTTTTGGGCGTCATGCTGCCACATTTTGAGCGACCCAAGAATTTAGAAACAACGGACAGCATCTTTTTGCGTCACGCAAAGGCACTGGATTTTGAGCGGGTAGAGGCAGACGAACGAGAGGAAGGCGACGTTTTGCTAATGCGTCTTGGCACTAGAACACCAATGCACGCTGCGATCTACCTGTCTGGTGATCGAATTTTGCATCAACGGATCAATAGCATCAGTGCGATTGAGCCCTTCAGACGGTATTATCGTGACAGGTTAGTGGCTGTGTTTCGTCATGCAACTTGTCTTGCTGGCAGGTGAGCTTGGCGAAAGGTACGGCACCAAGCACGAGTATTACAACCTGCAGACACCGGCTGATGCAATCAAGCTGTTGTGCATTAACTATCCAGCGCTCAAGCAGGAGTTAATCGAAGCGCACCATAACGGCATTGGATACAAGGTGATCCAAGGTGGTGCGGCAATGGGATACGAGGAGTTACAACTGCCGTTTGGCAGCAAGCCGTTATTGGTTGTGCCTGTCATTTCAGGTTCAGGTGGCGGACCAACAACGCAGATTTTGATTGGCGTTGGATTGGTTGCTGCGTCATTTTTGCTGCCTGGCGCTGGATTGTTTGGCACGACTAGCCTTTTTGGTGTTAGCGCCTCTGGCAGCTCTATTCTTGGTGGAGCCTTTGCCGGTTCAATTACGGGCTTGGTTGGAGGCAGTGCTCTTGGCACAGCAATTGGCACCGGCTTGAGTGCTATTGGCGCAAGCTTAATTTTATCTGGAACGGCAAGTCTTATTTCGCCACAGCCACAGCTGCCAAATTTAAGTGGCAACAGAATTAAAGGTGATGGAACAAGCGTAAGAGGCACCGGCCCAGATGGCGTTACTCGCGGAAATTCAGGCGTTCAGTCTTATGCGTTTACCGGACCGGCAAACACTGCTGGAACGGGCGCGACGCTTCCAGTAATTTACGGCCAAGTTGTTACAGGTAGTCATTTAGTGGCTGTAAATTTAGACGTTAGTGATGATTCAGATCCGTTGCAAACGGCAACGCAAGCTGCAAGTCGCAAAACCTTAAAGGTAAACGGCGAAGAGATGACGAGAGAACTTGAAAGCCTTGGGGGCTTAGACACTAAACGAGGCGTTATTAAGGTTAATACAACAGATGAAGACAAGAAAATTAAAATTAACAACGCAACGTTTGGGGTTAACAAAACGCTTGAAGCCGGAAGTTCTATCAGCAACGACAGCCTTGAGTACAAAAGCAGTTCGGATAAAAGAAAAAAGGTTGATGTTTTGTTCAAGGTAGACAATGGAATTTATGATTATGTTGGCGCTGTTGGCACAACAAAAATTGATGGGTTTATCACTTATGAAATACAGGCTGAGGTGACGCTAAGCGGTGAAGACGTTGTTGTTGCTTCGGCACGGGCGACAATTCAGGGCCTTGTTAATGAAAGCCAGAATTTTTCATACGGCCATCGCATAGAAATCCCAAAGGTCAAAAAAGGAAAAAAAGTTAGAATACGTGTTGAGATCATCGACGCCGAGGTTCACTCTGGAGCAACGCTTCAAGTCACGGCGTACGGTTACAAGTTATTGGATGAGAACTGATCATGCCTCTTAATTCAAAGACCAATCTCAAGCTGATCGACGCCTTATGCGAAGGACCAATTGATGGATTGGTAAGCGGCCGAAATAGTGTTTTTCTAAATGAAACCAAGGTTACTC